TGGTAATCTAAGTCACTGCCAGCACCAGCTGTAACTGCGATTAAATCTGTTTCGTCTAAATAAATTGGTGTATCAATTAAACTTAATGTTGAATCCGCAGGTACAGAAATTGTACTTGCAATTTTATAATATGTTGAACCGTTATCATTACTAATTTCTACTGTTGCATCACATGCATTAGTTCCGTCATCGTTTGCGATTAAAATTGTGTCTATTCTTATTGCAGATTCTGCAGCAACGTCTATCATAGTTGTTCTGTTAGTATCCGCTAAAGATCCCATTGCATTTTTAGGTGATATTGTTGCGACGTTTACAAGATTTGGTGTTGCCATTTTTTATACTCCTATCCTTTTTTATCCGAAAATCATGGAAAGTACAATACCTTTTCCATCAGTTGTTACAAGCTGCGTACTTTGGTTTGTACCAGCATTATTTGTTATTTTAACAGTACCACTACCATTTGCAGCTGTTGTTATATCTCCATTTGCTCCATCAGCTATAACAATTGAACCAGAATTAGTACCATTGTTTGTATTTATTGTTATATCTCCAGTTCCTTGAGTTGTTATTGTTGCATTAGCGTTATTATCCCCAATTTGAACTGTGTCAGCCCCTAGATTAACATCCCCTGTACCATTTGGTATGATATCAATATCTGCATTTGAAGTTGAAACAATATCATTTCCATTTACATCTAAATCACCGCCTAATTGAGGTGAAGTATCATCAACAACGTCTCCCCCAAACTCAACTGTAGTAATATTTGGATTAGTTCCATCATCTGCTTTTGCATAAGCTAATTGAGTTTTACCACTTGCAATCGTAGAACTTGTACCTGTTCCAGTTACGTATTTTAAAACTACGTTCTGAGATCCAGAAGTTCCATTCTTAACTAAATAAAGTTGTTGAACATCTAAAGGAATTGTAACGTTTCTAGATGCTGTAAGTGTTCCTGTAAATTCTATAACTCTGTGTGCAAGAGTTGCACCAGTTGATCCATCAGAAACTGAAAGAGTCGTGTCTCCAGAATCAGAGACTGCTTGTGCAGTATAACCGCCAGCTAATTGTTCAATAATTTCTAAATTTGTATTTGTCTTCGTACCCCAAGTACCAGCATTTTCACCAGTTGCTTGTTTCTCTATACCGAGAGGTGTGTATGTTGATGCCATATTTTATCTCCTATGCGACGTCACTATAACTTGTATTTGATCCAGTTGCAACATCGGAATAAGAGTTATTTGAACCAGTAGATTTATCGCTATACGATGTATTCGATCCGGTTCCTTTATCAGAATAACTATTATTCGATCCTGTTGATACATTACTATAAGATGTATTTGATCCCGTGTCAACAGGTCCGTAAATTGGAATTGTTGTAACACTTCCTAAATAAGAAGTTGTTGTTATTCCAGTTAATCCCATTATTTGATCAGCTGGTGCTATCGCTCCAACAGAGAAGCTTGCAGAAACTCCTGTTAATCCCATAACATCCGCAGGACTTATTGCTCCAACAGAAGCAGTTGTAGAAAGACCAGTAGGTAGTATTATAGGGTTTGATGTAACTGTAGCAGTTCCTTGTGATGAAGTTATTGACTGACCTGATACACCAATTGCCATATCTGTTGGTGTAATTGCTCCAACAGAAGCAGTAAATGATTGACCAGTTAATCCCATAACATCCGCAGCAGTTAATGATCCAACGCTTGCTTCAAATTCTTCACCAGTTAATCCCATAACATCTGCAGGACTTATTGCTCCAACAGAAGCAGTGAAGGATTGACCAGTTAATCCAACAACCATATCGGCAACAGTTGTAGATCCAACACTTGCAGTTACAGAAAGACCTGTGGGCTGAATAACTTTATTTACAGACTCGCCCCATGATTCTTCGCCCCAGCCATTTCTTCCCCAACCAACTAATGTTCCAACACTAGCTAAATCTCCTAGTGTAGAAGTTATTACACCAGCGGTTGAAATTCCTACAACATCTGCAGGAGATATATCTCCAACTGATGAAGTTATTGACTGACCTGATACTTCTACTGTTTCAATAGCTGTACCAGTAGCTGTTCCTAAAGAAAAAGTTGCTGATACTCCGGAAAGTTCTACAGAATAGTGAACACCCCAACCTGAATTACCCCAGGCTTGTCTTCCCCAACCTGCTAAGTTTTCTGCATTAGCTGTTCCTAAAGAAGAAGTTATAGAGTATCCTGTTACACTAACAGGTGTAGTATTCGAAACTGTAGGATAAGTTGCATCAACGTTAATTGACAAACCATCAGGTGAGGCTATTGTAGTAGGAGCCCCTTCTGCAGTTCCTTGTGAAGAAGTTATTGATTGACCAGATGGTTCAACAGAATATTCAACTCCCCAACCGGAGTTGTTCCATTGTTGTCTTCCCCAACCTTCAACGTTAAAAGCTGATTCATCTCCTAATTCAGAAGTTATAGAAAGACCTGTTAAAGAAACAGAAACTGTATTAGATTGCCAAGTGTTAACACCCCATGGTACTGAAGGATTGTCTCCACCCCAAATTGATGCCATAAGGATTTACCTCCTTATGCTAATCTAATGATAGCTGTTGTAGCTCCCGCTGTTGGGAATTGAATTGTGAAAGTTCCAGATGAAACTGTTTTATCTGCACCAAATGCTATAATAGCAACCGCATCAGTTGTCGATGTATCTGTCCCGGTTGTTGTATTATATATCATTGCACCATTTGCCGTAAATGTAGCAGAAGTCCATGATACATCAGAAAAATCTGTGTAAGCTGTTGTTGAAGATAAAGTCACTCCAGCATTAGTTAAAGATGCACCTCCAGCAGTATAAGCTGTTCCAGAAGTGTTTGTAATTTCGTTTGAAGTTGAGTAATCAGTTGTTGAAGCCCCTAAAGATGCCGAGCTTGTAAACATAGCTATTTTAAATGTATCTCCACTAGAAGAACTAAAATTGTGTTTTCCTTGTAAGAGTTCTTGTTTGAAACTTGAACAAATTGCTGATGTAATTGCCATATTTTATCTCCTATTAAGGGTTTGCTGAGTGTATTGGAATACGAACAGTACCATCTGTATAGTCATCTCTTCGTCTTCTACCAACTTGCTCGTTAGCAAACTTCTGTACTTCCTCTTTATACTTATTTTCATATAGTGTCAACATATCCATCGGACCTTTTAAGTATCCATATGACTCTACCAAGCAAGCATATAAAAGGCCATTTGGGAAGTTTAGACTGATATAATTAGTCGTATTATCTGAAGCTAAAGTAGTTGGCATTTTATTATAATGAACTCTAAATCTGTAAGTTGTATTAGGAACCGGAGCAAAAGCTATTCTACCAGATGTAGTCGCAGCATTTCCTGTAGCTCCTCCATACATAGCATAATATTTTGGTTGTCCTTGTGCAGCTGATGTTCCAGTTACATCTTGGTATTCTTGTAAATATGTGTAATCTTTTTTCTCTAACCACCTATTAGCTCCAGTGGTTTCAGATCCTGCAGTGTCATAAACTTGTATACCTCTAATAAATAAACATCCTGCAGGTGTATTTATAGATTCTTGACCAGCTACTAAATTTCCTAATTGTTGTTGTCTTTCAGCGTCAATTGGAACATCTCTAAAAATCCTGTATTGAGCATTTAATATAATATTTTCTAAAACAGCTGTAGTTAGAACATTATCATCAGTTTCTGTGTAATTTCTAATATTTGTAACTAAATCACTGTAACTTAATCCAGCCATTATTTAACTATCTCCTGACAAAGCGGACAGCTTTTTCTAAATCTACTGTGAATAACACAGTGTTCTGGTTTTTCTACATGCACTGGAATTTCTGGCTCCGGTGTTTTTAAATAATATTCAGCGTGTTCATCCATTTCTTCTGGACACGCACATTGTTTAATGTGAAAAATTTTACAAATCCATTTTTTTAAAAATTTAATCATGCTTCTATTGTTACGGGTCCTACTGAACAACCATACCCGCCTCCTTTAACTCCTCCATTTGTAGCAGTATCTGTATCAACTGTAAAATAAAAAAAATTTTGAACTGCGTAATCTGAGCTTACTCTTGCTCCTGAAACATACAATCCTGTTGTAATTGCATAACCTGCAGCTTTTGCAATTTTTGATCCAGTAATTCCATCAAAGGGTTGCGGATCAGAATATGCAAAAACAGATGTACCATTAACCCCTGTTACTGGATTATATGCAGTTCCTGTTCCTGGTGAAGTAGTTGGGGCACCTCTAAATCTATAGGTAGTCCCATTAGTTAATCCGTGTCCAGGAGAAGTAACATTTAGAATTCTAGATCCTGATGCATAAGTTTCAAAACCGTCCTCAATTATTCTTACAGTTACTTCTGGCTCTGTTCGATCAGTTCTCACATGTCTTAATGCAATGCCATCACCAGAAATTGGTTTTGGTTCCAGCTGTGGTTGTTTAGGTTCGTATTCTGTGTAGTGAACAAATGCACCATTCCATTCTCTCACCATTTCTTTGTAAGGAAATTGCAATCCCGATCTATCAGAAATTGCTAATGCGTGTTTACCTGTTGCATATTTTGCCATTATGTACCTGGGTAATAAGCTTTAGGTGTAATATGTGTACTTGAAGCTGACCCATCCTCTGCTAATGCTCTTGCTAATTCATCTTCATAATATAATTTCATAGCTTGAACTAATTCTGGTTTATATTTTTGTGCTAAATAAAAAGCTAATCCTGCTACCATACAAGGTAAAAATCTAAATGGAACATCGCTCGCATTTGTGTAATCTCCAACATCTTGAATTTTTTTTATATAATAGATATGCATATCTTTAGACGCATTTGTAGAATCTGGTGTTGGATAAACACTGACACTTACATAATCAATAAATCTTTGAACCCAATATTGAGCTGGTGTCCCTTTAGAAAGCTTGTTTGAAAAACCTGCATAAGTAGATCTATCTACTTTTGTCATTGGACTATCTGATTGAGTTGTTGCGGTTCTATTAGACCTTAATTGTCCTTCAAGAACATCTGACATTCCATAAATACCAGAAGGTGTTGAAGTGGCACTCGTGCCATCATCACTGGATCTATAAAATTTATATTCAGCTTGCCCTTCAATAAGATCAATATTTGTACTCGCTATTTCCCAATAGTGAATACCTCTATTTCCCCATTCTTGAAATAAAATATTTAAAGTTCGTTTAGCTGTTTTAAGTTGATACCCAGCTACATTTTGTAAGCCAATACGTTCGTGAGCTTCTTCTATTATTTCATCGATAGAAAAAGTTTTACCGAATGTAGCAGTACCAGAAGTAGTGTTAGCCATCTAACCTCCTAGTCGTAAACTTTAATCCATTCACAAACTACTGTGCCGGTGTCTCCATTTGAACAAGCTGGTAATGTTAAGTTAACATCTCCAGTGTATCCAGTTGCTTCAGTGTTTTTTAATCCACCGAAAGTTGTGTAATCAAAAGCCATTTCACCCGCTAGTGTTTGAAACACTACGTCTGTGTCAGCATCCCATGCTAATCTAATAGCGTCTACTGGTGCTGTTATAGAAACGTTAAAATTAACTTTAACTAGTCTAACTTTAGTACAAGCTGAGCCTACTGTTCCACCACGAGAATATTGTAGTGCAGAAACATCAACTATTTTAGTTGTGCCTCCAGTTGAATCAGAAACTACATTGTAGTGAGTGATAAGTTTTTTAGTTCCATCAAATACAGTTGAATTTAATACTGTGTCTGCCATTTTTTTTCCTCCTTTTAAAGAGCGCCTGCATTACCAGGCGCTCCGAGTTTAGTTATTTACCTATTACGCGTCAGCAAAAGGCGTTACCAGAGTACTTGACCCTAATAATTGTCCTGTGACATAATAAGCGTTATCTGCTATTGCAGTGATCTGTACCCAACTTCCAGCTAATCCACCTTTAGTTGAACCATTCATAGTAATTACATCATTACTTGATGAATCAGAAATGAATGTTTTTCCACCAGCACTATCATCAATACCTGTATACACAGCACCGTAAAACTTATCAGTTCCATCAGTTAATATATCCATGTCTGTTGCTGCAGTTTCTACCCAGAATGTGTAAGTACATCCAAGATTACTTGCTACGTTGTAGTCATTTGCTCCAGCTATCGCTGATGAACTACCCGCTGTAATAGTAGGTAAAGTAAATTTACCATCTGCATCATTACAAGTGATAATTCTACCTGCATGAGTAGCTACTGTTAAAGTTGTGTCAGCGGTTAAGCTAACAACTGCTTTAGGTCCGAAACTAATAAAACCATTTAATGATCTTACTGGTCCCGAAAACGTTGTATTTGCCATATTAATCCTCCTAGTTTCTGAACATAGTCTCTAGGCCGTCGACTATACGCGTCTATGTTCTTAAATTAATTGTATAGTGATTAAATTATATATGAATTTTTAGTAGAGTGCAAGAGATCCTTACAGAAATGTACGATTTCAGCGATGTGGCGTTTATTTAAGTAGCCACAGAAACTTGGGGGGCAGCATCATGAATTGCATTTTCTCTATCTGCAATTTTAGTCTCTTCGAGCTTGATCTCATTGATAGTATCTCTAATAGCTTTATCAATTTTGACCATATCAAGAGTATATTTACCATTTTGTTCATACTCAAGCTGCCACCTCAACTCCAAGGACCTTTTTTGTTTGTACAGGTCTTGTACCATCGATAACCTCCTCATAGGTTATTCTTTGGGGATTGTCCGAAAACATTCCCGTTGATTCCCACTTTATACTCTTTTCTCCTAATTTGTCAAGGATTGAGTTTTCAATAGACGTCTGATTATCTTCCGCTTCTACTTCAAAAGAAGCGTGATAGTCATAAGCCCATATTTTTACTAGGAATTTTGTCATTTCTACCTTTCTATTTGATAAATGTGGCGGAACTGTGTCCCGCCACATAAATTAGGTTTAATTACGCACCTTCAACGCCATAGATACCTCTAGGGTCTGATACTCCAAATGAGTATCTTTCTCTAGCTTTGTATCTTACGTTGCCAGTGTCGAAATCACCTTCCATTGCAGTTGTCAATGGAGCTCTGCTGAACATTTTCATTCCGTTTGGTACATCTGTAACAATGTAAAACGAATCAGTGTCAGTTAGGTAGTTATTCACTCTATATCCTTGAGGAATCATACCCATAGACGCGATTGCGTTTATATCGTTATCAGCTGTTCCAGTTCTGCCTGCAGACTTCATAAGTCTTTCAGCGTTAAACTGGTTTTCCGAAGGAACAATCATCTTCACTCCTCTTGCTGCAACTTTAAGACCTCTCTCGTCAGTCATCTTACCGATGTCGATAAGAGATTGTTCTAACGAAGTTTCGTTAAGATCCGCCTGAGTAGTTAAGGTATTTGAAAAAGTACCTGCTACTGTAGGGTGATTTGTTGTAAACAAAGCTTTTGCATCACCTGATTTAAATGTTGCTGTTGAAGGCAAACCATTTATTAAAGGTTGTACTGCTTTTACTTGTTTAGCATTGCTCATGGATCTTGCTAAAGCTTTTGTATAACGAGAAGAAATTCTGTCATACAAGTTGTCCTCGATTGCTTCTTCAGTAATCGCGAACGCTAAAGCGATGGTCTCGTGAGTGTAACGAGCTGTGAAAGTTTCTTGTGCTTCGTCAAAAGAAACGCCTGCACCTTCACCTTTCACTTGTGCGTTTGCAAAGCCAGATAACATTACTTCCTCTTCGAAAGCTCTGTCAGATGACTCTGTAGTATAAATCTCAGTTGACTGATTTTCATACCTTTTATATTCCAGCCCAAATAGTGCATTTAGGCCTGGTTCTAGTTCTTTAACTAGTTGTGATCGTGATATTGCCATAGTCTATTTGCTCCTATTATGCCCATGTTACCGCACCAGTGAAGTACTGATTAAGATTGTGAGCGACCACGACGCTTCTATAAGCGGCGCTTGTGTCATTTGACGGGTCCTCTGCAGATCTTACCAATCTCCATTGGTTATTAGTAGCATGTCTAGATGAATACGTTAATGTCGAGCTGGATTGACCAGAAGTTTCTGATCCCGCTGCAGTTACAGTTAAGCCATATGTTTTACCATATTCTGCTTGAGCTGCTGCTGCATCGATCGAACCAACGAAAAGTTGGTTCGGATTATCCATTACGAAGCATGTAATGTCTTCACTATTAGCTGGAGTAATTGGTTGGTTATACCAGTTCGCCCACGTCGGCTTCAAAGTTGTTGCCGCATTGTAGAAGATACCGTTAAAAACACCAATACATGTATTTGTGATAGCTGCTTGAGCTGTGATTATATATCCAGCAGAGCTTTTTACAGCTGTGCCTTGAAATAAATCGGCAGTCGCGCCAGCATCAATGTAGTATTTGCTTTGACCTTGAGTAGATGGTGCATCACCAATCGTACCCGCTGCAATCAAACCAAATCCTGCTGTATTACTATTTGCCATAGTTATTACTCCTTTTGTCTATAGTTTCCCATAGACGGGTTGATTTAAATCGATAGTAGGGAATTGGTTGTTATCCCGAGAATAGTTAAAAAATTAACTTTTCTTTGTACCACCGAAGGTTACACGAGATTGCCTTTCAACATTGATTGGCATTCTCTCATCCTGCTCCTTCATAAGATCGTTTTCTACGGCATCGCTTCTGTCTTCATGGCGTCTTGCCATGTAGTCTTGTCTTTGCTTCGCAATCTCGATCGGTACCTTCGCAAGTAGAAGGCCACCAACCCCAATCACTCCCTTGTATCTGCCCTCATCGAGGACTGGATAGTCAGATGCGTTTTCGACTTCCTCGGCACGTACTAACTCATAACCTTCTCTAATTCGAGAAGCTATGTTTTTAGTGTCTTGGAAACCAACACTCTCTGCTCTAATCCATCTATACCTGAATCCATCAGGTGCAGGGGGTGCATCTAGAGATGATGGTGGAACCCACACTTTTGGTCTTTCAGACTTTGACCGTGTTTGGTTCGCACGAGAAGTTTTTTTATCTTTTTCCATTTTACGCCTCCTTCGTGATTTTTAGTTGTTTTGCGTACTCTTCAAGTGGCACTCCTAATTTTTTAGCTATTGCTACCTGTGAAGAAGTGAGCCTCACAGTTTTGCGACCAGGCTTTACGCTTCTATTAGCTGAAGCCACTGTCTGAACAGGGGTGGTCGTTTGCTTTTCATTAGTTGTACCAAATTTATGCGGGAAGTCAACTTTTATTCTCTTATCAACTTCTGCATAATACTCGTCAGAGCTAGGATCATAACCTTCTCTTTCAGTTAAGTCCTTGTGTATCTCAAAAGCGGTATAAGTCATCGCTCTATCTGTTCCAAACCATGAGTTTTTAGCAGCCCATGATTCAGCTTTTGGATCCGGATTAATCGGATCATCAGTAGAAGGAATATTAGTTCCACCTTGAGCCAAGTTTACAGGTTTCTCGGCCTGTGCTTGTTGTTTTATCTCTCGACCTTCTTGTGCTTCTTTAAGTTTTGCATTCTCAAATGCGAGAGCTGCAATTCTCTTATTAGCTTCTATTTGAGATTTGGCATCACCAGATTCAATAGCTGCAGCAAGTTCTTTTTCTGCAGATTCTAAACCTGATTTAATACTAGTCTCAAATTTTTTAACATAAGCAGAATCAGTTTTTTCAAACCTTTTCTCTAATGCTTTTCTAGATTCTTCTACACCTCTAGCATAATCTAAAGCAGCTTTTTCCCTTCTCTCTGCTTCTCTCATTTTTCTAGTTAATTTAGAAATACGAGCTTGTACGCCTTTGCTGTAGTCTTCTAGTTTTTCATCTTCCTTTTTTTCTGGTTCTTGTGTTACTGTTTCTTTTGTTTCTTTTGTTTCTTTTGTTTCTTTTGTTTCTTGTTCCGTGCTTTCTGTTTCTTGTTTCGGCGCTTCGGTTTCTACAACCGACTCGTCTTTCTTTTCTTCAATATCAATATCTACTTCAGGTCCTGAAGTATCTATATCTACTGTTTTCTTGTCTTCTTCTGGCATAGTTTCCTCCCTATGGT